AATTTACAGGATAGGCAAAGCGTTTTAATGAAAGATTGGCAACACGCAAATCCAGGATGGATAGAAGATAAAGACAAGGTGGATGAGTTTCATAAACTTTTAGATACAACATATTGTGATGTAAATGATAAGAAAGTTTTAAAAGATATAGCAAAGGTAATAGAGATAGAAAAGAAATAATAAAATTTAATAATTAAATTTAATAATTAAATTGAATAATCAAATTAAATATTTAATAAACAAAATAAATATTTAATAATAGGTTATTAATAATACTAAATTAATGAGTTTAAGCGATGAAGATACGTATATGCGACGAAGTAGAGAACGACGGCGGGATATAGGTCAGGGAAACTTGGTAGGACCTCATAATCCAGCATTTAAAATAGATATACCTGATATAGTTGATACAGATGATACAATAAATGAATTAGCAAGATTTTATCCACCTGCTCCCAGGAATGTACCATATAATCCAAATCCAGACCATTTGCCACCGCCTCCACAAATTGATAGAACGCCTCCACTAATTGATAGACCGCGTATGAATAGAGACGATACACCTGCATTTATAGAAGAAGAAAGAGTTGCAAGAAGTAAAAGATTTAGACCGATATTTAAACCGGTACAAAGTAAACCGATTCCGATACCGTCTCCTAATATACAAATTCCATCACATATGCGTGTTCCATCGCCTATACGTATTCCTAGTCCGGAAACAGCTTTTGATAATTTTAATAAAACACCGCCAACACCTACAACGTCTCCAACTTTTCCAGCATCCACAAGAGATGAAATATCAAATACCCCTGAACATTGTAGTATATCAATACCCCAAAGTCCTCTTGTGCGACAAATAACAGATAAAAAATGGGAACAGGGACATATATATTTCTTGAATAATCCAGATAGTGATTTAAGTGAAGTTAAGGTATATGAACATATAGGTAATGATGATTATGACTATATACACGAATTTTATGTTACAAAAGAAGGTTGTGAAAAAACGATAAAAATACATAAAAAAACAGGTGAAGAGGAAGTGTTTATGAGTCCCAAAAGGGATTATCCTTAAGATGGAATAAATAAGTAAGTTTATCACCAGCTTCGCCGAGTAAATAACCGCCTAGCATAGCATAAAATGTATATCTTATAGCTCTCCATTTTTGGTCTGACGGAAAACCGAACCATTCCGCATATTTTGCTAATAAATCATCATCTTTATCATTATAAATTTTTTTCCAACCGAGACGTTCAATAGGGTCTTTGTTGCTGTCTTTGTCTTTGTCTTTGTCATCATCATCACTATTTTTAGCGTAGAGTTTAGTATTCCTATAACCCTCTTTTACTATAGTTTTATTGCCAGGAACTCTAATATCGATAATTTTTGGATAATTTCTTTTGGGGTAGGTAATTTTTCTGAAAATATTATAATGAGGAAGATTATAAGTCGGGGGTTTAATAGGAACAAAACCGTATACAAAAAGGTTATTAATAAGGGTTAACAATAAAGCGATTTTCATTATTATATAATGTTTATAGTTAAATATAATTAAAAATCTTTAATTAAAATTTTTAATTATATTTATAGAATGTTAAAAATATGTGATAAATAGATGTTAAGGACCGGTTGTTTCAGGTCCGTATGCGCCTTGCGCGGTAAGAAGAGCAGCAGTTGTACCGACAACAATAAGTGTAATAACCCAACCAAATATAGTTTTAATAACAATCTTACCGTTCATTCCGGAACAAGTTCTAGGATTTTCCAAAGCCGCAACACCCATAGTAGCGCCGATTTGACAGTGTGTAGTTGAAAGTGGTATTTCTAAGCGACTGCCTGTAATAATAACAAGTGCCGACGCCAATTCGATAGCGACACCTCTGGATGGAGTAATTTTACATAGTTTAAGTCCAATAGCTTGAATAATTTTATATCCGTATAATGCTAAACCGATAGATATACCAACGCCACCCATAGCGAGTATCCAGTAAGCATCATTACCGAGTTCACTGCTCTTATTAACAGCATCTTCTCTAGAAATCATATAAATAGCGGCAAAAGGTCCGATAGCATTAGCAACGTCATTAGCACCATGACTGAAAGAATCACATATAGCAGTGAATACTTGTAAAGATTTAAATAATTCTTCTGTTTTAGGTTCAAAATTCTCGGCACTATCATGTATAGCCAAGATGTTTTCATCACCGGTAATAACCTTGTCTAAATCAATCTTCATAGATTTATTGACGTATTTAGCCATACCTGTGCAGTCAATTCTTTCAATACAATCAACCTTATAATCATCCATACTATCTATGGAGTCATCAGAAGCTTGTATTTCTGTTTCTACTTCGTTAGGTGATTTACCTTTCTTTTTAATATTAGCTTCAACATCTTTAATGTTAGCGGGTTTATTAAATTTTTCTTCTATTCTAGCTTGAATACGTGTTGTTATAGGATATACAGCGATAGCAGAAACGCCACCTATACCAAATGCCCAAGCACAAGCAACAGAAAAAGGGGTATCATCTAAACCTAATCCCTTAGCGCCTTTATAAACAATATAGAATGTATTGAGTGTTGCGGTTCCACCGACGAGAACCGGGAAGACAAATCTGCTAATTTTAAAACTATTTTGGGAACGTAAAAATCCGTGTCTTAATATACCAAATAGTGTACTTGAAATAATAGCTGAGAAAACAGGCGATATTACCCAGGATAAAACTATTCCCCCTACGCCACCTACAAAAGGAAATGTATCTTTTTCGGACCACCATATAACGCAGTCAGAACCTTTAAGAGCAAGGGTCATACCAATCATTCCTCCTACGCACGAATGAGTTGTAGATACAGGCATTTCATATTTAGTAGCTATAAATAACCACATAGCTACAGCGAAACAAACCCACATACTTCCATACATAAGAGAACCGGGGTCATCTTCAAAACATTTGTAATCGGCAATTCCTTTACGAATTGTTTTTGTTACATGAGAACCCATAAGAATGGCTCCTCCAGCTTCAAAGATACTAGCTAGAATAACAGCTTGTTTAATGGTTAATGAACGTGACCCTACAGAAGTAGCATACGCATTAGCCACATCATTAGCACCTATACCCATTGCGGCCATAAAAGCATAGATACCACCAACAACTACGATCCAAGTATACATCTGATCGTTATATAAGGTAAATATTATATTTACTTTATATTAATTTATATTATTGATATTATGTATTTCCTAAACACTTATTCCTCTGAATTATCCGATTTTTTTAAGACTTTAACCGATTCTATAAACGTTTTATTGTTAAATACCCATTCGTAAAATGGTAACGCAAATATTAATCCAAACAATTGTCCGAATAAATAATTAGGCCAAGATTTGAATGATATACCGGTGTATGTATTTGTAAAGGTTCTTGCGACGGTAATAGCTGGATTAGCAAAACAAGTAGAGTGTGTAAACCAATATCCAGACATAATATACATACTGACGGCAGTAGCAATTTCATTAATATCTCTACCGTTAGCAACATATGAAGACAAAACGGTAAGTAATCCAAAGGTAGCGACAATTTCAGAGAGGAATTCGCCGCCGGTATCCCTATCGTTAGTGGATACATCAAGGAATTGATAACCGAACATAACATGTGCTAATGCCGTTCCTGAAATACCCCCGATAATTTGACAAGGAATATAACAAGCGAGTTCTTTATTGGTGATACCGTTTTTAAACCAAACCATAGTGCTAACAACAGGATTGAAGTGAGCACCTGATATAGTACCGAAGACATTAATTAAAATATATAAAGACCCGATAGTAGATAAGGTATTCCCTAATAAGGTTACACCATCATCAAGCGATAATTCGTCTCCCATAATACCTGAGCCAACAACAGATGAAACAAGTAACATAGTGCCGGTGTATTCGCTTACAAGTTTCCTAGATAATCTATATTTAATGACGTTAGTTTCTGGTGCTTCTTCGCTGGTAATAACAGCACTAGTAGTTTTTTCAATTTCAATAACCGTATTTTCTTTGCTCATAAGTTTTATATATAATAAATATATAAAAATTATGTTTTAAAGTATGTTTTTAAAGTATGTTTTTAAAGTATGTTTTTAAAGTATGTTTTTAAAGTATGTTTTTAAAGTATGTTTTTAAAGTATGTTTTTAAAGTATGTTTTTAAAGTATGTTTTTAAAGTATATTAAAAATATTATATTATATAAATTAAATGTCTAATTGGAATTGGGGTCATAATACAGATAGTACAAAAGATAATACATCAAGTAGTGAAGAAAGTTTAATACCAGAAACTAAGCCTGAACCTGATTTTGCAAATATAAATACATATAGACCAGATTTATATGATAAAGAAGATATATATGGTTGGAAAAATGCCTTAAATAAAGACGGATATGTGGTTATAAAGGATATTTTAGATGGATATAGTTATTTAAAAGGTTATGATTTATTTAAACAAGCATGGAATGAAGTAAGTCCACGATTTGATTTTACAGATAAATCAACTTGGATACCTGAAAATAGTCCTATGATATGGGATCAAGGTATGATAACATGGAATGGGTTGGGTCAATCTGATTTCCAATGGCATTTGAGAACAAATGAAAACATAATAAATATATTTAAGAATTTGCATGAAACAGATGAGTTAGTTGTAAGTTTTGACGGATTTTCTGTATTTTTAACACCTGAACAGAGGTCATATATGTGGTTACATATAGATCAAAATCCTCATAAACCGTTGGTTAAAGAATGTGAATCTATTCAAGGCGCATATAATTTTTTTCCAGTTGGTAAAGATGATGCGGGTTTTGTAGTTGTTCCAGGTTCTCATAAAACATATGTGCCGGATAAAGAATTATATAGAGGAAGACAATTTATACGGGTATTAGAGGATGACCCGCACGTAGAAAAAGCGGTAAAATTATTAGTACCTAAAAATAGTTTTATATTATGGAATTCATATACATTACATCAGAATGTTGGAATGAGAAATTTATTGAATGAATTAAGTGGTGTTATGGATATAGGATATGATATAGGAAATAATACAGGAGATGATATAGGATATAATACAGGAGATGATATAGGAGATGATATAGGAGATGATGAAACACGGGATAAAATAACAGATATGGTATGTGATATAGTAAGCGATAAACCGATAAATAGGTTAACATCATATATTACTTATTTTCCTAAAAGATTGCGTTCAGATATAATATATAGGCATAGATTATCAGGATATTATTTAAGTCATAATTGTGGTCATTATGCAATAAGACACGATAAAAAACAACCACCGAGAGAATGTTATAATTATGATGGAACTGTGAATGAATATTATGATTTAAATATAATAAGTTCTAGATTAACTAGTGATGGATATATACCAGCAGAAAGAATGGTTTTAATTTGAAGTTGAAGATGAAATAGTTGTTAAAGTTACGGTTAAGGTTATGTTCAGAAAGATGGTTCATCTACAAATGCTCCGGGATTTTTATTAACTGAACCGATAACAGTATTGGCCATATTTTTAATAGGATTAACTTGTTCAATAATAAATATACCGGATATAGCGCTAATATAAACAACAATAGTATCCCTAATAATATCTTTCAATGGTTTATTTTCTTTTAATATAAATCGCATTTCAATAAATCTAATTAAAACATATGTAATCGCAACTACAGTAGATACAAGAAATAATCTTTGCATGTTTATAATAATTATAAATAATTATCAGTTATTATAAACGAATTTTATATAACGAATACTAATTTTAATGTATTTATGCTAATAATTCAACACCTTCTAAATCAGGTAAAGTATCTAATTTAATAGGATTTCCAATATCATGAACATCACTAACACCTAGTGAAATATTATCATCAAATATTTGAATTTTATCATCTTCATCTTCAGCGGCTTCCTCTTGTTTTCGTTGTTCATGTCTTTCATTGCTTATTTTTTCTAAAGTATTAACATCTTTAGGGGCTGTAATAGTTTCCTGTACATTATTAGTATATATTGCCGAATCGTTATCATTAAAAGAAATATTATTTTCGGGTTTTTCATCTTGTTCGGATTTTATAAGATCATTATTAAGTTTAATCATAGATTTAATTTTAGTTTGTTCTGAATTATTATCGTTGTCATTTTCGTTGTTATTGTCGTTGTCATTATCATCTTCAGTATTGATTACAATATTATCATTTAATTTGAATTTTGAATTATCAGGTTCTTTATCCTGACTGCTTTTATCTAGACCGGTATCTTTATCTTTATCTTTATCTTTATCTTTATCTTTATCTTTATCATTGTCAGATTTATCATCGCCGGATTTATTGTCATCGGTTTTATCTTTATCTTTATCTTCACTATCTTCTTGACCGGATTTATCTTGTTTTTTATCATCAATAGCTTCTTGTTTAACTTGTAATTGTACTAAATCAGTAGTTTCATCCATATAAGACCTAAGAATATTTTCAACAGGAATACTATCTCTAATAACATTACATATAGATTCTTTAATTTGACTATCAATTTGTTTTCTATTTTTTTGTAATTCTAATGGAGCAATATTTCTTTCAAATAAGAAAATAGCGGTATATAATTTTCTGGCACAATCAATATAAACTTTGTGAACAAATTCATTAATTTTGGGTATATCAATGTCTATTTTTTTTTGAGTTTTACCTACACGCATATTAGTTAGTATTTTTAAGTGGCAAATGTGAACACAGGTTATGAGATCTTCTAAATAATTACAATTACTTTTATTAACAATACGTTTAGTTTCAGTATCAACTATATCGTTATTCCATTTTGGAACACGACTAAGAAAGTTTTGAAACGTCATAAGATATTTATCGGATTCGTCATTTTCTACACATAAATCGTAAGCTTCTTTAAAGATAGAGTTAATACCTTCGTGAATAAGAGGGGTAAGTATATTTATAAGTCTTATACTCCACTCATTTTTAGATTCAGTTAATTCTGAAATATTAAAGTCGTCCATGTTCTTAAATAAAATAAATATTTTCTAAATAGACATTTGAACGATTAATTAAAAAATTAAGTGTTAATAATAATAATAATTTTTCATTCCTAAATTCTCTTTTAACTTTTTCATAATAAACTAGGAAAGAATATTTTAATTTATCATCGATTTGTATGGTTTCAATATATTTAACAATATCATTTCCAGAATAACATCTATCGTATAATTTGTCTATATATTCAAATATATTATCGTTATTAATTTTGTCAGTATTTTTTTTAAGCCATATATTTTTACTTCTATTATTGTTGAATTTTGAACATATGTTTTCTGGTATGATAGAGGTAATATTATAATTATGTAGATTGATATGCTTACCATTATGAATAGGATAATGTATATATATTTCAGAGAATCGTGACAATATAGGTTTTAACAATTTTGATTTGTTATTTGTAATAATAAAGAAACGGGTATTATAACTGAATAATTCAATACAACGTCTCATAGCAGATTGAGCATCAGTAGTAAGATAATCAGCGTTTAATAAAATGATAGTTTTAAATATACTCCCTTTATCGGTATTTATATTTGTTTTGGCGAAAAACTTAATGTCTTCTCTAATAAATTTAATACCTTTACCAATAGCACAATTAACGTATAAAGTATAATTATTAATAAGATTAACATCATTATTATAAATATTTTTAATCAAATTAGAGACAATAGTTTTTTTACCTGAACCATTTGGACCGTGAAATATAATATTTGGTATTTTTTTAATTTTCAAAAAATAATCCAATTTTTCATATATATTTTGGTGTATATTTAATGACATATAAATATTAATTGATTAAGATATAATTAATATTTATAATAAATTTTAAATTAAAACACAATACAATATAATACAGTATAATACAATATAACACAGTATGCATAATAAGTTGATTTCTTACGCAACAGCAGATAAACTCTGTGTATAAGGATTATTTTTAAAAGCAGTAAGTATATCAGGGTTCATTCTGTTATATTGCGCAGGTTGTATAGTGTCAGCAGGCATATTTGTTTGTCCCATAGTTTGCATACTAGGTATATTAGATGAACCCATTGGTGCCCAACCACCAACAGATAGTCTATCAGTATCATTTCTATAAGTATTTTGGTTAATATTGCTGTTAAGCATGCTCATACCGCCTTGATTAGGTCTGTCGATTTGTTCGCGGGCACTACTGGTAGTCATATTATATGCGGCATCATAAGTTGCGGCGTTTGATACGCCACCTAGTTTGCCACCAGTTCCGGTATAGGCTTTATTGGTAGTATCTCTTTGATTAGGAACAGCGGTTGGATTGGAAACACGATAACCACCATTGCTGGTTGGTTGTCCGCCATAAGCGCGTGCGCCCATATTAAGAGCGCTGTATTGGGTAGTTTCTCTGGTAGTAACTGGGGTTCTATCAGCGGGATTAAATACCCGGGGTTTAATATTATTAGTAGGTGCTTGATTACCGAATGGTCGCGCACTTCCAATAACAAATTCTTTTCTGGATGGTTTTAAAACGTCCATCATAGGTGCCATAATAGCGTTAACTAAACCAGTAGCGATACCTAGATTTTGACCGGGTCTAGTGGTAACACGATTATTAACGGTTTGATTAGCGTCGCGACCGAATGTAGAATTACCGCCCTTTCCACCTAAAGTAGGGTTGGTCATTTGGGGACCGGGGAGTTGTTGTCCGTGTGGTTTTTCATAAGTAGGAGTAATTCTGGGCCCTTTTTGTTCGGCAGGTCCAGCAATACCTTCATACTGCATAGTTGTTGTAGCGCGATTGACGTATCTGTCGATTTCAATAGGTCTTGATGTTTGTCCTTTTTCTAAACCTCCGGTGGTAAAGTATCTGTCTGGAGTATTTATGTAGAAGGTATCGGGTAAATGTTTCTCTACCTTTCCATGGGTTTGTCTATTAGGTGCAATATCTCTACCCTTGGCAGGACCTTGATGATTTGCTAAACCATACGTAACCTTGGGATTAGTAGCTACTCTCATTTGATCAACTGTTTTTGGCATCCATGCTGCGCGAGATTCCATACCGGAATTAAGACCGCCGCTACCTTCTTTTCCGTAGCCTTTGTTTAATCCAGGTGCTACACTTTCGGTGGAGAAAGGTTTGACATTATTCACTTTCATTGAAGGGAGCATACGAGATTGCATAAAATCACTGGTATTAGGTGTGCCGTTAGCGTATTGTAAGCTGGATTGAGGTTTAAACAATGGAGCTTGTTCTCGTTTTCTAATTTTTTGAGAACCTGTTCCTACTAAATTATCTAAAAGAGATTCGTCGCCTCTATCTTTGGCAAAAGCATTTCCGTGTATCTTAGCACCGAAGAATGGTTGCATATTATGATGCTTAAATTCATCAACAATAATAGGTTCACCAGTTAGGGATATGTGGGTACTAACTTGTTGCTGTGTTAAATTATCGTTATTAACTTGTTTAAGACCCTGGGCACTAAAATATTTGTCGGTATCTTGGCAAGCATTTGGGTAGTTATTAATTGTATCGCCTGTTTCAGGTAAATGTACTGGATAATTAACGGAACTCATATTTGTATTAGGTAATAATTGGCGTTTTTGACCGGATTGTCCTCTGGAATAATTTTGCATACCTTCTTTTAATAAATTAGTACCATTTGCAGTTGAACCAGAACCCGAACCTGAACCACCGCCTGATTTTTTATTGTTATCATTACATCCTATATATAAGCTTCCTAATGCTAATAATGGTATTGCTAATTCTGCCATAATATATATATATTATAATAACATATATATTATTTTTTATAACATAATTTAATTTACTACTTTTGGTAATTTGGGTAGAAAGTAATCTTTTTCTAATAACTGAGTATTCAAATTGTTTCTAAAAGGTATTTCAAAATTACGTTGCGGGTCTTCTAATAAAATTTGCCTGTGATTTTGTTCTAAATCTCTTGCGGTCCAAGCAGGATTAGTACTTCTTGGTTGTTGTGTGATAGGTTGTTTATTATCAGGATATATTTTGGCTCTGCTCCAAACTCTTGGACTTTTATAATCGTTCAATTGTTTACAATCACGGTTTAATCGTCTTGTTAAACCTTTTAAATCACTGTCGAGTTCAACTGTATTTGTTCTAAGATTAGCGCCCCATTGTTGGAGACGTACGTGTGGATCTTCTATAAATGGTAAGTTAGTTCCATTACCGGGAACATTTAAATAATATAAGGATTGGTCTACACTTTCTTGTAATTTTTTTTTAATTCTACAAGGGTCATCATGAAATCTAGTAAAGGACATATATAATATAATATACTATATTTTTATTATACTATATTATTATACTATTTTCAAATATACTATTTTCAAATATACTATTTTAATTAAGATATTCAGTTATTATCTAAAACTACGTTATTATTATCTTTATTTTGAGCACCGTTTTGGAAAACTTGAATACATTCCCATATCTTTGCAGATTCTTGTATGTTAAATGCCCCGCGTTTGTGTGCTACTTGAATAAATTGTACTAATAAATTAAGAGATACATTTTCATCGGTAACCTTTATGGTTGATAAATCAATTTCATTTGTAGGTGGAGTTTGATTTTGAGAAGCCATTTTATATAAATTATGATATATTTATCTTTAAATTATTAAATTTAATATATGTTAAATAAGTTGTTAAAATATATTAATATAGTTATTAACTGGAAATAGGGAATGGTCGTTGATTTTTAAGTAATATATTAGAATGGTCTTCGTGCATTATTATTGGTATTTTATCATAGTATTTTACTTCAGGTAATTTTTTAAGTTGTGCTTGTGTTGGTGGTTTTGGGTCAACTAAATTAGTAGAACCAATACCTCTTAAAGATGATTCTATATCTACTGCATTTCTAGACATAACAGTATTTGGCATATGTGATACAAATACTCCAAACTCAGGCATAGCATTACTTTTAGAGAAGCGTTTGTCGGTATTAAGTAAGTATTGATTTCCTACTCTATATGATTTTTGTTCTATACAATAATTGCTTTTAGTATTACGATTTCTTGTTGATGCCATATCTATTAAATATGTATATTATTATTATTTATTATTTATTATTGTTATTATTGTTATTATTAATATTATTATTAATTAATTGTTTTAATTCATCAACAAGTTGCTGATTAAATATATTATTGATATAATAGTCATTAAGTAACTCGTGAGTTTTGCTAAAATATTCAAAACTCCATAATATTATAAAAGACATTTCATGATTACTATAAGTGACAATAGGATTATCTTTATTAATACATTCCATAATTTCTTTTATTTGATTAAAATGTTTAAAGTGATTGAATAATTCTGTTATAGTATTAGTAATATTTTCATTATATTCGGTTTGTCTAAAAACATTTAACATAGATTGTTGATATGTATCTAGGTCATCATATTTTATTACTTGTTTAAAGTCATATAATATATTTAAAGTATGAATATTAGTAGGGTTGGTTAATTCATTAGACATTTATATTAATGACTAATGAATATTTAAATGAATATTTAAATGACTATTTAAATGAATATTTAAATTAAACACTTATAAGTAGGTTTAAGCTGTTTGTTTTTGTTGTCTTCTATATACATCACGTGAAGGTATTCCACCACGAACCCATCCTTCATTGGCAACACCTTCTACTAAATATTCGGGATTAGTAATAGAATCTTTAATAGGTTGAATAAGAGGATAGTTGCTGTATGGTATAAAACTCTTTTCGGCATTTAAGTTAGAGCTTTTTTTATTAGTCATTTGGTCACCTTGTTGTAATCTAGCTTCTAATGTAGGATTACCTGAACCTCTTCCTAAATAAGGAATAGTTTTAAAAGGTCTTTCTTGTAAACTTATGCGGCATTTTGGGTTAGTTTGTATTCCTCCTAATAGAAGTTCGGAACTGGTCATTACGTTGCATCCACCAGCGCCTAAACCAAATCCGCCACTGTAGTTGATGTTTGGTTGACTAGTGGCGAAATCAATAGGTTTTTTCATACCGCAATCGCTTAAGAAATAATTTTTTAAAAGATATTCGTTAGCGTTTTTGTTTTGGATATTTTGTTGACTTAAACCACAGTTATCTTCACCTATACGGGTTAAATTATCAAATTTCAAAGACATAATATATATTATATACTATATAATATAAATAAATTAACTAAAGTAATTAAATAAAATAATCAAGTGATTAAATAAAATAATCAAGTGATTAAATAAAATAATCAAAGAAGATATATGAATAACTTATGTATATTGAGTTCCAATTCTGGATATGTTTTTACTACATTGAATACTATCACCTTCTTTACATGAAGACATATTACCATAACAGAATTCAGCAAATGATTTTTGGTCATTTGGAACAGTAGTATTTGGAGTAGTATAGAAGTTTCTCATAGAAAAATCGAATTCTAGTTGGTCTCCTAAATCTTTAAATAATCTAGGATCTAAGTCACTATTTTTTATTGCCGAAACTTTGGCCATTTTATTTATTTCTTTTTTATGCTCACAATCATATGATAATTTTGCTGGTTTTCTGTTAGGATTAGCGTTTAATTCGGGTAAAAGAACATTTGCCATAGGATTTTCAAGAGATGCAGGTGTATGTGTTGGTTCAGCTAATAATTTTTTAGAAAACAAATCAGTGCTATTGGTAAAATCAGTAAATTTTTCTTTTATTTTATCAGTAACATTGCTACAGTAACCTCTTTTATACATAGCAACTATAACTATAAGGGTTACAATTCCACTAATTATAAAATTAGCGGATTTGGTAAAAATAAATCCTAAAACAGATAATATAATTACTAATCTAGTTATAGCATTATATTTACCGGACGTAGACATATCTTTAGTTAACCATATTTCTGTTATTTGAGATTTATCTAATAATATTGTTGGATTATCTAACCAAAATTCGCTACTCATTATATATATGAATAGGTATTAATTTTTCGGTTTTTTCTTTTTATTTTTTTTATTTCCTTTTGTTCCTTTATCGGACTTAGGATTATTTGTTCGTCTAGATGATTTTTCTACTTCTTCTCCGGTACTAAATATAGACTTAATTAATTCTTCATCAGCATTTCCTAAATTTGTATTATTTTGGACTTGTAATTTATGCATTAATTCATTTTGTGTATGAGTTGTAATTTGTTGATTAGTTAAATCTTCTAATTGTTTACTAATTAACTCTAACTCATTATCACAATCTTTACCTTGTGCTTTTTCTCGCGTAAGAACTTGTAATTGCTTACTTAATTCCAATAGTTTATTATTATTTTGCTGTTGCAATAATTGTTGTTGTTCTTGTATTTTTTGTTGTAATAATACTTGTTGTTCTTGTTGCTGCTTCTTTTGCTGCATTTTATTAAGCATTCTTTCGCGCATTTTGGCTTGTTTCAAGTTTGAATTTAACTTGTTTTCCATTGCTCCCATATTAACTTTTCCACCTCCTTGCATACCAGGTGGCACAGGCATTCCCATATTCTTAAATAAGGATTCCATATTCTTCATACCAGGCATATTTTTCATCTTTTTCATAACATCGCTAGCTTCCTCTAATAATTCGCTTTGCTTTATGTCACCTGATTTGATTTTATCCTCTAATTTTCCACCGATAGATTTAACTAAATTCATTAATTTGCTAGGGTCCTTCAATAGTTTTTTAAATACATCATCAGTAGATGATATGTTTTCAGGGTCTATATTTAAATCACCAGATACTTCCTCAGCAATTTCTTTTGCTAATAACCCGATTTTACCACCCATCATATCATTTATATGTTCATGCATCTCGTCGGCATCAGGTAAATTAACACCAGATAAATCAAAATCTACGTCATTACCGCTTTGGTCAAAGAATTTGTGCATATCTCCTAATGTTTCTTCTAATTTGGTTTTTAATTCATCCTCATTAATAGCAGAAAATAAGTCTGCAGCATTGCCAAACATATTTGTTTCATTATCGCCTAGGTTATTAGCAGTAATAAAGAGTAATAATTGTAGGTATTTCCATATAACAGTCTGGGTTTTTTCGCTGATATCTTGGTGCCATAATTTTTTAATATCAATGCCGGGTAAGAATTCAGTATTTAGTTCGCTATCTTCCTTAAATATATCTTCATTTTGATAAAGAATATCGAAAAATCTTTCTGGGAATACTTTTTTACAATGGTTATGTAATACGATAAGTTCATCGTTGTGTTTGGTTTTAATTGTTTCTAAATCATTATCCTTTACAATACGAAGATTTTTATCAAGATTTTCTTCAAGTTCGGGAAAAGTAGTTAAAATATCGGTTATAAAATCTTTTATTATCTTGGCGAATTCTTCGGGTATAGCGTCATCTTTCTTGTCTTCAGCAGGTTCAGGTTCAGGCGCAGCAGGTGCAGGTGCAGGTTCAGGTTCAGGTTCAGGTTCAGGTTCAGGCGCAGCAGGTTCAGATTTTTTACCTTTCTCTTTTTTACCTTTCTCTTTTTTAACTCTTTCTTTTTTTGGTTTTTCTTTTTTATCTTTTAATTTATTTGTATCATCAACGTTATCTAACTTTTTTTCATCGTTATCTGACATAATTAATTATATTGATTATATTAATATAATTAATATTTCTTTTAAATATAAACTTTATTAATTAGTTAATTGATACATTTCGCTTAATTTTGTAATATTTTGTATATATTTAAAAGCTTTATTTTTATTGTCTTCATCCATCTTAAGAATAGAACCTAACATATTTTGAAGATGACTGACAACTTCTTCTTTATTATCAGCAGGATTATCTATTATGTCTTCAGATAAATCCATAGTTACAAATATATCAAATTTACCATCAGCAATATGTTGACCGTATTTTGCTGCAATTCTATTTTTCCATACACGAATAATAAACCTTGGATTAGCCTTCTTCATCATTTCAAAATACATTTTACCTCTTAATATTACATTATCATTTGGAAATATTACTAACATATCTTCCATAAATTCCTCCATCTGTTTTCCAAATGTTTTCAATATTTGAGCATTAGAGGCCATATATATATGATATAAAAGTTTGTTTTAAATATTTTACTTAAATATTTGTTTTAAATATATTAATATACAATTTTTCTAGCACCTGTATTAACATCTTGTTCACGTTGTTGTCTAAGTTGATCCATACTAACTTCTCCAACTTTATCAGGACTATATGTGTCAGGAGGTGTTTCAATTTGGTCACTTTGGTCTAATGCTACATAATTATGCATTTGCCGCAAACCACCCTCACCTTTTGCGGTCATTTCATCGGGACTTTGGTCTAAATAACTATATGCATCACAAGTACTGTTCATTTCTCCTAATGAATATGCCATAGGTTCGCCATTATTAAAAGTTGCCTTCTTATTTAAATTTTCTTCTAAAGGTCGGAAATGTTGATATATCTGTTCTCCAAATATAACTTGATTGCCTCTGTTTAATAATAATAGTGCCGGTACTTTTGTTACGTGTGGTGGTAATAACACTTGTTGTTGATTTTCTAAAACAATATAGGTAGCATTATTATTACCTTTAACCCTTTTATCAATACATAAAAAGTTAATATCGTCTTTAAGTTTAGTTTTAGCTAACATACCAATTAAACTTCTACAATTATTACAGTGATTGCTATAGTATAAAATGGTGCTCATTGGAAAGTTATTTATCTATAATATTGTAATAACTATATTTTTTAAACTGAAAATTATAATTAATAATTAAATTGGATAATTAAATTGAATAATTAAATTAAATAATTAAATTAAATAATTAAATTGAATAATTAAATTGAATTAAATAAATATTATAGAATTAGTAATATAATTATATAATATATGAAGGAACCAGTTATAACAGAGAAACGTGAAGAGAATAATAGATTACGATTTCATATAAGTGACATAAATGTATCATTAGTAAATGGATTAAGACGTACTATATTGACAGATATTCCGGTATTTGTTTTTAAAACAACACCTCATGAAGAGAATCAAGCAGATATTATAGTAAATAAAACAAGATTTAATAATGAGATAATCAAGCAGCGATTAAGTTGTGTGCCAATTCATATAGATGATTTAACAATACCGTATGATAATTTAGAGGTGGAGATTAATAAAAAAAATGATGGTACAGACACAATATTTGTAACTACGGAGGATTTTAAAATAAGAGATAAACAAACAGATAAATATTTAGAACAGGAACAGGTTAAAAAGATATTTCCACCGTTTATAACGCCTGATAAAACAGAACATTATATAGATTTTCTCAGATTGAGACCTAGATTAGGCGAGGCAATTTCCGGGGAAGAAATAAAAATAAACGCCAAAATAAGTATTGGTGATGCTAAAGAACAAGGCATGTATAATGTAGTATCTACGTGCACATATAGCAATCATTTTGATGAAGAAACGGCGAATAGTGTATGGGAAGATATTAAAAGAGAAAAACAACAGGAAAATTCTAACATAGATTCTGCTGAATTAGAGCGTTTAAAACAGAATTGGATGTTGCTTGAAGGAAAGCGATATTATGTAAAAGATACTTTTGATTTTATGATAGAAACAGTTGGTATATACAAAAACAATAAGTTGATTAAGAAAGCGTGTCAAATAATTAAATATCAATTAGAGAAAATAGGTGCAGGAGAAAATATCACAATAACAAAGTCAGATAATACTATGGATAATAGTCATCATATAATACTTAAGAATAAGGATTATACAATAGGAAAAATATTGGAATATGGGTTATATAACAAATATTACGAAGATGTTGCACCGGGTAGTGAGGTAATATCATATGTAAGTTTCTTTAAAAAACATCCACACGATGATGATGGAATACTAAAAGTAAGTTTTACTGAAGGAAAAACATCAGAAGTAATTAATGGATATTTATCAGAGGTATGTAAAGATATGATTGAAACATTTGATTATATTGATAGTCAATTTTAATAATCCATTAGATTTCGTAATTTGTATAATTCCAGATTATTAACATAATTAATAACTGCGAACAAGTCTATTTTTTTATATGCTGGTCTTAATTTTTCTATATATAGTTTGTGCAAATTATATATATGATTTTTAAATAGTTTTTCTTGATTTTTAAATTTAATATTTTTTTTAACAAAGCAATCTAAATAAATTGCGTATAATTGATTTGTAATTTCTTTAATCTTATTGTTTAACTCGGAAAATATTTCACTGTGTTCAGGAAAATATCTAAGATATTTTTTAATTTGATGCTGTTTTCTTAATCGTAAATATGTATTTTTAATATGTCTATCATTACCCTTCATAGATTTAACTTCGTCATAAAGAGGATTTCTAATTTTAGTTCTATCATTTCCGCATTTTAAAACTATTCCCATATGCGAATAAAAAGGCGCGGATTTATTAGTTGCAGAATATTTTCTAATAATTTTTCTATAATTATCATATTCATTATAATACTTTTTGTCATAAATAATAGGTATTCTAAGTTGATTATTAGTAGATAATAGTAGTTCATCTATATATCTATCTTTATAGTTGTAATCACTATATAATACACTTTGATTGATTAGTTGATATTTGTTAAAAAATGTATTGTTATTCAAGAAATAATATTGATTGATATCATCTTGATTATGAGCATGACTATGTATATGATTATGTATATGATTATGATTACGATTATGAATATGATTGTTTAATAAGTTATTTTTATCTTCATTATTTTTATAATAATTATGAATATCTAATTCTTCTATTAAAATGCCTTTATTGCTATTAATAATTTCATATGCAGCAACAAGATATAATAGCGGTGATATACATACTGATACATTACGATTGTTAGGATGTTGCATTATAAAACTATAACAAAAGCGAATATCAAGATAATCAAGATTAAGATTAACTTTCTTCATGGCCTCGATAAACATTTCACGATAAGTATAATTAGAATCTAAATTGAAATTAGAGTTAGCGCCTATAGTAGATTTAGTACATATTTGCCAATTATAAGTTTCGTCATAAAATAAGTTGATCATGGTTCCATCAATAAATTCTTCTATTTTGACGTCACGTATTTTATGATTTTTTCTGAAGTTATCAATAGAAAGAGATTTTGGAGGACTGAAACATACGCATTTATCGTGTTTAAACACAACAGAACGAAATAATTTTGCTGTAGAATTTAGTTGTTTTTTATATAGCTTATTATATTTTACGATATAAAATTGACTATCTAATTTATTGATAATTAAATCTTTTTTATATTTAGTTGTATTTTCTATATTATATAAATCATTTGGATCAAAATATTCTTTGCTTATAAAGTAATTAGCAGTCATTAAATATAGATTACAGATATAATTAGATATATAATATATCTATTTATATGTTTTTGTAAATTAAAAATAATTCTAGTATTATATAAGTAATGTCTTTAAATAATACAAATAATACTAATAATAATACAAATATGAAAGAATTACAATTAGAACTGGGAGATATAATTAGAATTAAAGGAGAAGAATATATAAATAATGAAATCTATATAATAGATTATCTTGACAATGATTTAATAAAATTAATTAATACAGGTGATTATTCAGAGTTATCGGTAAATATTGAAGAAACAGGTGAATTATCAGATAAACGCATTCAAGAGATAACTATATTAAATAAGAGTAAAGAGAAAGGATACGCAAAACAGAATGGGTTAATAGTAGGTAGTTATATTAATATTATTTTTGGAGGAGAACTTCCAACTATTATAACAGGTGAGATAACCAATTTAGAAGAAGATATGATAGAAGTAAAAACAATACCGAATGACGAATTGATATATATAGATTTTGAGTACAAAGGAATACCGAAAGATATACCTATTAAAAAAATAGAATTAAGAGGTAAACCATTAGATGAAGATGACAATAACAACAGTAACAAAATAAAACGAGAGGATAATGCACAATATGGAGATGGAGACGAAGATGAAGATAAAGACGAAGATGAAGATGAAGATATATTACAAGAAGATACTGATGGAGATAGATTATTGGAATATTATAGCGAACCGGTTATAGATATGAAAGGTAAGATGGGTGAAATATTAAAAGAAGGAGAAGATATAATAATAGGAGATGATTTAGGTTCAATAGAACAAATAGTAGAAGTAGATGAAGATAAGAAGAGATATAATATATCAGTACAATTAGCCGATTTATTGGATGATTTATTATCTACATTACCTAACTCCGAAAGAACTACTAAAAAACTAAATGAAATAAACCTTATTATAGAAAAATATAAACAATTACATAGAGAGTATTCTGAATTTAATGAGAGAGGTTATGCTAATAAACCAAAGAAGAAAGGTGCGTTATATAAACCATTAATTGATAACATAAAGAATATTGATAGGAACTTATATTGGTTATTACCGGTTGTGAATAGTAAAAGAAATTTATATGATATAGGCACAGATGATATAGGCACAAATGATATAGGCAAAGAAGATATAGATGGTGAACGGGATTTAGGAACCGACATAAGAGGATTAAATTTAACACAAGAGTTATTAGATTTGGAAAATGCATTAGATGAGCATAATAATAACACAATAGTAGGAAATGGTGAAGAAGGTTCAAAATACAAAGAAGGTATGAAAAATGTGTTAGATAAATTATCTAGTTATGTTAATATTTCAGAAAGAGAAGATGACAGTATTAAAATATTAAACAAACAACTAGTTAATGATGATATACATTGCGTATTAGCAAACACTGTTGAAGAACCAAACGGTGGTGAATATTTTATGTCTTCAACCGTAAACAATAAAGATTGTGGTATAGGGAAACCAAAGGAAAATAACATTATAGACAAACAATCATTTATAATACAAAAGTATAATTTAGGTCAGAAAAAATATAACCGTGAAAAGGGTGAAAAGAAATCAAGATTTGAAAACATAACAGATAACGATGAAGTAGTAGTATCGTCGTTTTTAACATTACCCGAATCAGTAATGAATTATTCCAGAATAACTCTTCCGGCTACAAATATTTTAATGAAATCTAATTTGGGGTTAGAATATTTATATTACTTTAAATTATTAAATCAAGGTATTAATATTAAAAACATAGAAATTAATGTAAAGAAAGAAGGATTATTAGAGCATAATCCGGATACTTATTTATCAAAGAATTTCCACCATTATATATACGATAGAAGTTCGCAAAATGGTAGTGGTGTATCAAAAGAGCAATATGAAACCTTTTTAGATAATATGATACCGAAAACAAGAACCTTATTTAATTTGATAAAAAATGATTTACATGGTAAATTATCAATGGCACAGGTAATAGATTATTTAGAACCGTTTATGATATATAAAGAAGACATATCTTTTAAACAATATGATGAAATAAGACGATTTATTTATTATAAAATAACAGAAACAAGAAAATTATTAAGAAATAAGGAAGAGAAATATAAAAAAATATTAAACCATAAGTATCCGGGTAACTATAAAATAAATAATTCTGGATTAATATTATCACAGGAAATATTATCCAGTGATTTATTAAAACAAACAATAACATCATATGTTTTAAATACGGAGAACAGTTCATCATCAGAATTATTAAAACGTATATTATCTATTGATGGTGGTAATATCTATAATAGTTCTATTTTACAAACAAATATATCATTAATCCATAATAATATAGATATAGATGATTTGGATGAAGATAAGATAGATAATTTATTTAAATTAAACGAGGAAAAGTTAAATAGAAGTAAAAACAATGGCAACGGTAATGGTAATGGTGATGGCAACGGTAATGGTGAAGATGATACCTGTAAAGAATTTGTGATAGCTAAGAAATATAAATCTTTAATAAATTTAAATAACGATAACAATAAAACGATTTATTATGACATAGATTTAGATCCGACGCGTTATTCAACATTAGATGAGCATCGCTCTGAACAATCAATAATGGAAGAAGGTGAATTCTTAGAGCATATGACAGAAATTATAAAAGAAAATGTAGGATTAGATGTAGAACAGGCAGTAATAGAAGCAAGAGCAATTATAAACGGTAAAAGAGAAGTAGAAGATGATGTTTATGCTTTACTAGAAGTGGTAGATGGAGATATAGGTAGTAATTCAGGGTCAGGGTCAATAGATAGAACATATTGGAAACGCGTAGATAAGGTTTGGGAAAAAGATGATGAATTAAGTTCAGAAGCATATTTAGATATTAAAGATGGAAAAATGTTTTGTAATATCAAACCAAATTGCGTAACAGTAGAAGATGATTGTAAGAATGTAAAAGATGCGCGATTTGATATAAATAAGAGTTTAATTGAAAAGATAAGGGATAATTTTGATATAAAACAGGAGATATCATTTCAAGAACAACAGGATAGGATTGCAAATAACATACAGTATAATATAAGAAATGCGGAATACTTGAAAAGGTTGAAATTAGATATAATATTTAAAATAAATGATGAACAATTGATGTTAGGAAATGATATAACAGAAGATGACCTAATTATATCACCTTATAATGAGTTAAGAGATAGAATCTTAGGAGATAGCGATATAGTAAGTAAGCAAAATAATATAATACGTTTTACAGATAAATATACTAGACGAGCAAAACCAACAGATGATATTAATTGGTATTATTGTAATAAAACGGGGGTAAAATTATTACCGGCATTTTTGTATAAACTTGCGAGTGCATATGTGGGGACAAAAAGGGATAATGGTGATTATCTAACGGTATTAGAACAAATATGTGCTCAATATGGTGAATTATCGGATGATGGTGATAGTATAGTAGATAAACACAGCGGATATATAATAAGGAAAATAGATTATAATACAGATGAAGGGTATGATGATACAGGTTATAGAGTAAAAACCCGGGAAGAGTTAGTAAAAGATTTGGGTGAAACAGTATTAGATATGATTATGGTGCAAGGAGAAGATAGTAAAGGATTAAAAGATATAATTCCTAAAAATGCTACAACAACAATGATAAATAATGTTATATCTGCTATATCAGAAAATATGAATGTAAATTTAGAGGATGATAGAGTAAATATAGTAACGCAAGTAATGTTGAAAATTAAAAAGGAGATGCCTTCAAAGGAAAAATATCAAGAAAGAATGAAGATGAGTAAAAAGGCAATGCCAGATTATGATATAGTTAAGAATGAATTTTTATTAATAATGACGATATCTTATGTAGCAATATTTTTACAAACAATGATACCAAGTCCTAGAAGTAAAAAAACATTTCCAGGATGTACTAAAAGTTTTGAAGGATATCCATTATCAAGTGATAAGGAAGAGACATCTGGATTAAAATACATTGCTTGTATTGTATTTAATATGAAAACGCGAACATCTGCGCCATGGAATTCTATATCAGGAAAGAAAGGGTCTATAGATAATATTATCAAAAAAATGATTGGTTATATTGATAAATTTATTTATAACGATGGAATAGTTCAAGATAGGATATCGCAAAAAATAGAATACAATAAAAAGGAGGTAATACATATTATACCGGAAGAGTTAGATATATCAAAATGGACTACGTTTTTACCACCGATTATAAGATTAGATATTAAATTAGATAAAATGCAAACATTAAGTCCTCAATTTTATGGAAGATTAAACAATAATTTACAGACAGGTGTAATAGAGCAGCACGATAATATTAATGCGATAAAAGGTAAGATATTACTATATTCATTAGCATTACAATTAAACATAAATAATATTATAAAGAAGGCGGCACCATTATTAAGAAATAGCGATAAAGAACCTTTTATAGATAATGTTTGTTGTAATGATACAGGTATAAGTGGAATTAATGTTTATGAATTTATAAGTGATAATGATAAGCAATTTACTAGTAATATTGATATAATTAAAAGTTTGAGCAATGTTTTATATACGATCAAGCTAAGACAGAGATTAAATACTTTATTTGATGCTAGAAATACAAAAATGGTTTATCCTTCGGTAGAGGAAGAGTATTCAGAGAAAATAATTTATAAATCTTTTATTCATTATTGTAAGATAATTAATCCAAATGATAAAGGTATGGATAACGGTATGGATAACGGTATGAATAACGGTATGAATAACGGTATGAATATGTATGAGGAATTAGATGAGAGTTTAGATGAGACTTTAGATGATAGTTTAAATAAGGAATTAAGTGAAGAAAGTAAGTTATGTATTAATGTTGATATAGTATTTGATAAAGATAACACGTTAGAAGAGAAAATATTAATGTTAAAAGATCAAGGTATTAATTATGATAATAAATCATTGGCTTCTTTAATGAGTATAATATCAAAAAGAAGTATATTATCAAGCGTATCTAATATAAGTGAAAGCGGTAAAGAAATTAAATCAACAACCGATAGATTTTCAGAATTAGTATATGAAAGACTGAATAAAATTAAAACAATACAGAGAGATGATTTGGAAGATATATCTCTTCTAGAAGGAATTGAATATATAGATGTTTCTTCAAAAGAATCATATGAGGTTATTCCAAAAAATGTGTATGAATCAATAAAAAATGTCTTAGAGACTATAGATAAACCATTTGATAAAGAGGAAAGAGATAATCCATTTAACAAATTATATAATATATTATACAATACAAATAAGGAATTATATAGTAAGATAGAAGGTTTTATTTTAAATAATGTAGGTGGTAGTAGAAATAAAAATAGTAAATTGATAAAAGAATTTATAAGTAATATAGAAAATGATAAAGATACAGATGATATATCATCAAGAAAGGTAGTAGGTTATCAAAATTATATAAAAAATATGCTTATACTATTTCCAGAATTAATAAAAAATAATCATAAAATAGATGAATATAAAATACATGGTCATTGGAAATTATCACAAAAGCATATTGGAGATATTAAAGATATAATAACTAGTTATTACGAAAAGTTATTTAAAAATGCGGTAAATGATAAAGATAAACAATTTTTAAACAAAGTAACAGAAAATAATGCAGAAATATTGAATATATTAGATGTTATTCCTTCTATAAATATCAAAAAAGATATGGATATGTTTGACAATAAGACTATATTAGAATTAAATAAGTTAATATTTTTATTGACATTTACGTTTTACATAGATATTACAACTAATGAGGACACAGAAGAAGAGGATGAAGAAATAAGACCGATGGTAGCAAATCTATTGATGTCATATATAGGTGTATATATGGATAATATGCCAAAGATAAATTTATCTTATAAAGATGTCAAAAATAAGATAATAAAAACGAGAGAAGCAGAGAAAAATAAAATTGTATTAGACTTAGGAATATTATCGGAAGAACAGCGTGAAATACAAAATAATTTTAAGAATTTACAATTAGGTACTTGGAATGTAGGATTACAGAAAGGATTGCGGGAATATGTAGGTGAAAGATATGATCAAGAGAGAGAACAGGTAGATGACGAACAAGTATTTGATGATACAAAGGAGGCATTAGATATGGAAGGTATTCCAGATGATGATGATTATGGAGAAGATAGAGATGGAGATGAGTATTTTTGATTTATTTAATATGATAATTTAATACGATAATTTAATACGATAATTTAATACGATAATTTAATACGATAATTTAATACGATAATTTAATACGATAATTATTAAATTATTAAATTATTATATATATATTAATAATGTTAAGTGATAAAATTTTAAGAAAAAATTTATTAGCCATATCTATAACATTTTTTATAACTATGTTTATAGTAATAAATATGTCTAAACCAAATTTATTATATAATGTAGATGGATCTCTTAAACAATTTGGATTAGGTAAAAAGAACAAAACAGTAATACCAATATGGTTAGTAGTTATAATTCTAGCAATAGTATGTTATTTAGCAGCAACAAGTTTATATTTCTTAAATACACGACGATAAATATATGAATGATGATAAATATTATTTAAGGTATTTAATGTTAAATAATATTTATTTAGAACTGCATTTGCTATTATTAAGTATATTTTGTGTTCCAGATATTGTAACTAAACCGGCAGCAATATACCATACAAATTCTGATACGGCATCTTTAATATTAACCATATCTTTTAATTTACCTATATCTTTTTCACTACCTGTTCTGAATAAGGATTTCATATTATATATAACCTCATCGAAGTTATCGGGATTAAGTTCATTTACTAATAATGAGGGGTCATTATATAAATTATTGACTGCATTAGTAGATACAAGAACATTAATATCAACAAGTTTATTACTAATTCCTTGTACATTCGTATTTTTTTTAAGAATACCTGCAACATTAGGTGGTTCACCTTTTAATAAACGATCTACACCTAATATTTTAATAACTAAGAATCCAAAAGTGTTAGCAAAAGGACGTTTCCAACTTGGAAATATAATAAGTGCGATAAATAATAAACCAAAAATAAATATCCAGGGTAATATAGTTACTCTCATTGCTAAACCTATATTTGCTTTTCCATTACAATTTTTTTTGACTAGATCCGCATTTAAAAAACCTTGGGTAAGAATAACTGCAATAAAGTAACCACCCGCAATAGCCATGGGATCGGTGTTTCTCATAGTAGATTTAACAATTAAATATAGTATAGTTACTATAAAAAATAATAAAAGAGATAAACTATTTGAAACAGCCACATCTTTTATTCCATTATTATTATTTGGATCAACCATATTATAATATAATAATATTAATAAAATAATTATTAATAAAATAATTAATTAATAAATATAAAGGTATAATAGCAAAATAATTTTCTAATAATTAAAATATGAAAAATAGTTTTATAAGTAATATAGGAATTGGTACAAGAAATACATTGGACTTTAATCAAAATATACCTAAATTAATAGAACCAGGTGTTCATGGATTTTTAAAAGAAAATTTGCGAAATTGTGGTATTAAGAAAAGCATGTACGTAAATAAGTTATATAATTTAGGAATGTTAATACTATTTTTAAGCATATTGTTTATGATATTATATTATAAGTATAGAGGTAAATTAACACCTAAAGAAAAGAAAATTAAAATGGAGAAAGAAAGGCAATATATAGTTAATAAAGTAAGAGCAATGGGTGTAGAAAGAGAAAAAGCACAGCAGAAAATAATAACAAATTTACCTTTATTTGAAGATGATGAACATATTAGAGGTGTATTACCGATGACACATCCAAGTGAGTTACCTGCTAATTATAATCAAGATAAGAATTTTATATAAATATGATATTTAATAAGATAAATATGATATTTAATAAGATAAATATGATATTTAAAGTAATAAAATATTATAGTTATAATAATATAGTAAAATTATGAATAACAATATACAGGCGAATAACAATATACAGGCGAATAACAATATGCCGGCGATTAACAATAACCAAGATTACATAAATAAACTGGAGGAATATTATAAATTAAAAAGTAAATATGATAATGATAAAAATGAAATATTAAAAAGGATACGTAAAAAGGTTAACAATAGAGAATTAGATTTGCGAAAAGGTAATGAAGAATATAAAAATAGGATAAGTAAGATAACTTGTTATGGAAAATGTAAAAGAAATATAGGGATGTTTTTTGGTGATGATAATATAGGAGCAAAAAGAAAATTAATAGCGAGATGTGGCGATATAGATAATCCATGCTTTAATATAGAAATATTTAAAGGTAGCATAAAAACAGAGCAAGAATTTGTAGATTATTGGAAAAACGAAGCACAAAAAGATAAATTAAATATTGTTAGAATAAAATTAGACGTATTATTTAATTATTTAACAAATGAAGATATAGATAAGGAATTTAATGAATTACGAGAAAAAGTAAAAGAGGCAAATGAAGAATATATAGAAAGAGAGATGGTTTTATCTAATATTGTTAATAATCCAGATAAAGAAAGAGAAATAACAGATTTAAATAATAAATTAGATAATATTCTTTTAAAACAAAAAATTAAATTAGAAAGATTTAAAAAGGGGCAAAATACTAAATTAGTGAAAGAATTAGTAGAAGAATATAGTAAGGATTTAATACCTTTATTAGATAATTTAAGGAATATGAAGTATGAATATACAAATGTTAATTATAATAAACAAACCGATAACTATGTATTAAGTCAAAAGGAAATATTAACAGATAGTTTAGAAACATTTGTAGGAGATGATAAACCAAAGGTAATAAATTATATTTTTAATTAGTGCTATAAAAGAAGGTTAATTTATAAAATATTTATAAAGTATATATAAAGTATATAAGATGTTTGAGTTTCTTAAATTAATAGATTTTAAGTTATTTATATTTAGTTTTGCAATAGGCCTTTTTTGTGTATATATAACAGCAAATCCAAACAAGGTAATATATGTATATCCTACACCTGATAACACCGAACAATATTTATTTAAGGATAGAACAGATAATTGTTTTAAATATCAAGCACATGAGGTAAGTTGTAGTTCAGCAAAAGATGTTCAAAGTATACCTGCACAAAAATAAAGGGGGTTTAAATAATCCCCTGTTAATTAAAAAGTTTAATTACTTGAAAATTTCATCAATACAATAAATAAAATAATCAATTGAAAAGTAAGATATATATTATTATAAATTCTTATTATAATATATAATATAAATGGGTGTAAATGTTAAAAATATAATAAATTCAAGACCGGGTCAAATATCAATATCAATAATTTTAGGAGTAGGTTTAGCTTCTTTTTTTAGAAAAGCGTGTAATTCCCGAAATTGTTTAGTATTTCAAGCCCCGTCTCCAGAAGAAATAGATGGAAAGGTATACTCGTATGGAAATAAGTGTTATTCATTTAAGTCATCCGCAACACAATGTGATAATAGTAAGAAGATAATAGAATATGCTTATGACGTTGAAGAATAAATATAGGATAATAATTATAGGAAATAATTATCGGATAATAATTATAGGAAATAATATGCATGATGTCTATAAAATTCGTAAAATAAAGAAGTAAGTCTTCTTTATGTTATAATATACTATAATGAATAGCGATACTACAAGTATTAATGATTTACCGGTTGATAATAATACCCAAAATGTAAAGTTAGATATGCCAGATACAACATATAATCCAAATATGGGTCAACAACCACAGCTGCAACCACAGCTGCAACCACAGATGCAGCAACAACCGCAGATGCAACCGCAGATGCAACAGCAACCGCAATTAACATCAACTGTAGCATCAGATGTTAGACCACCTGATCCTTTAACACAAAATACTATGAATGAAATGATGTCTGGTTTAAGTGAAGCGCAACAACAAGGTATGACTGGTCTTCCATCAAAAGATATTCCAATGAATCAGTCAACAGTAGCAAACGATGCTCAAACAACTGTAAATTATGTACCCGGACAAGAAGGACAAGGAATGGATTATATAGGTGAAGTAGACACTACACAACAATTATTACAACAAGCAAATAGTCAACAACTAAGTCGCGACAAATTAGAATATTTATATCAGGAGTTTCAAATACCAATATTAATATCTTTATTATTCTTTATATTCCAGTTACCAGTATTAAATTCAACATTATTAAAATATTTACCGAAATTATTTAATAGTGATGGTAATATAAAGGCTACAGGTATTTTATGTAAAACCTCTATATTTGGTATGTGTTATTATATTATAAATAAATTAATGATACATTTAAGTAAGATTTAACTAAGTTTTAACTAAGTCATATGGTATGTGTTTATTTATTAGATGATGGCAATGGTGCCAAACATAGTTTAATATCACCTAGCGATGCTACGTTATATTTAACTACCAAAGGTAAGTCATTTTCTAAATACATTTCAATCTGAGAACATAAATTAGTACATTTGATAAAATAACCGAGATTTTTAAGGGAGAATTCACCTTGAATAATTTTTTTAGTATCATTTTGTTTAAATTCCATACATCCATCAGATTCGGTACGCCTGACTTCTGCTTGAGCGAATGAACCAGTACATTTAAATATTAATTCATTTTTAACAGATTTAATTTCTATTTTTTCTGATATACAAGACAAATCTCTAATAATTTTCTGGAAATCAGTTGACGGTAGATTAATTATACTGGAGAAGGTAACATCGGGAACTTCTAACTCTTCTGTTTCAGGTTCAATAAGTCTTAATTTTTGTGTTTTGCTTTGCTTAATATCACCATTTTCGAATTTAAGTCCAAGATGTGCTACTACGCCTTCATTATAATCTGCATTTTCTATATAAAGCGTAAGTGTATCATCATTATCAATAGAATTAATTAATTTAAATAAATGAAACATATTAACACCTATAACAATTTTTTCTTGTTTACATTCATATAATTCAAAATTTTCCGCTTTTAGATGTAGATGTGCTAATATGGTGTGTGATTTATCCATATTAATGATTTTAATACCATCAGGTTGAAATGTGATATTTGTTTCTAAAAGTATATCTTTTAACGCAGTCATTAATGTACGAAATGGGGCAATTTGTACAGTTTTAATAGTTAATACATTGTTTTCATTGAAAGCAGACATTTTATTAGTATATCTATATGAAATTGTTATTTAAAAATCTTTAAATAGTTATGAATTTAATAAATAATTATATAAAGAAAAAAAGTTATTAATTATAAATAATATGAACATTATAGATAATGCGAATAATTTATTAGAAAAATACGATAATATAATTACAGATTTATATGAGCAATATAAAAATAATAATTACATTATGAATAAATTAGATAATCATATTACAGGATTACCAGATATGTTAAGAAATATAGATGAAGAATATAATAAACGCAACATACGTCGTAATGAATTAACTAAAGAGACAGAGTTATTTGTAAATAATTTTTTAATGAATAATCATTATTACTATATTCCAAACAGTGAATTATTTATTACTTATAATGGGGAACATTATAAATTAGTATCTGAAGATAACATACTTCATAATATTTTAACTAGTATATCAGGAAATCAAAATATACTTCAAACATGGAAATACAAAATAAAAACTCACATAATTAAATTAATAAAACAGACACCTATTAATAGTTCTATACCTGAATCGTTTACTATTCAACATGTATTATCTAATTTACATCCAAATATATTTGGTAATAAAAATCAAACAAAATATTTTTTAACAATAATAGGAGATGCTATATTAAAAAAAGAGGAAAATAATATACATATTGTATCACCTGAATCAAAAGAATTTCTAAATATTTTTTCACAACATCTATACTTATTATTAAATAAGTCTTACATAGATAATTTTAAATATAAATATTATGACTATGACTTTGCATTATGTAGATTGGTTAATATTAAGAATAATATAACCGATAAATTAACAACATTTTTAAAGAATAATATGTTAGACATAATATCAGTTAGTTGTCATTATTCAAACAGATATGGTTCTGCCGACCTATTTTTAAGAGATAATTGTAATGATAATACCTATGTAGATAATGTTTTATTTTTAAAGAATAATACAGGTGATGATATAATTAAAATATTTATAAACGAATTTACGCAGAGTGATGACAAGAATATTCCTTATAAAAATATGTATTTATTATGGAGACAATTCCTGAAAAAATACAATTTACCCTTTATAGTATCTCACGCAAATTTAAAAAAACATTTAAAACAATTAGATATTTATGATGAAACAACCGATATGTGTAAAAATATATCTAGTAAAGAAAGCGTAGATTTAACATACTTTCAACAGTTTTGGAATGATAATATTATAGTAGATAGTGAGGAAGCAGATGATATATTAGAAATAGAGGAGATATATACTATGTTTAATGATTGGTGTAAAGAATCAGAAAGAAAAATAATTACAAATTTAAATGAGGATAAAATAAGAGAAATAATTAATTGGATTAATCCAAATATAAATATAGAGAATGATAAGTATATTTATAATATTTTGTGTAAATTGTGGAATAAACGAGCAAATATAGAGTTAGCATTACAAAGCATAGATGCTACATCACAAAAGGATTTAAGTGCTTTACAAAAATACAAATTATATTGCAAATTTGTAAAACAGAACTCTGATAATTCTATAAAATCGTCTAAATATATTGTAAGCAAACAATATTTTGAGGATTTCATATCATCAACATTAAATTCGTCAACAAGTGCTGTATCTCTTATGTCATTAGGTTCTCTTTCCGGTTAAACCGTTTAGATTAATCTTACTTAGACTAATCTTACTTAGATTAATTTTTTTAGATTAAACCTTTTCAGGTTAGAAATCAAAAGTGATTTTAGATTATTTATTTAACGTCTTTTTCTGGTACCTTTCTTGGCTTTCTTATCTTTGCCGACCTTGAAGGATCCAAATTGACCTTTCTTGGTTTTGTATCCCGCTTTTTCTAAGCGTTTTTCCTTCTTAGCCGTGTTGTGCTTCTTTCTGGATACTACGCGACCGTGTTTGTTCATCATAATTTTATCTTTGGTTAAACCACCTGCGGTTTTGTATGCGGTTCCATGCCATACTTGAGCTCTTGACCCATATAACATTTCATACTTTTTACCTTTTACGTGGTATTTACCATCTGGAGATTTGTCAACACGCTTGACCATTTTTATATTTATATATATGGTAAAGATAATATTTTATATTAAATAAATATTATTTTTGATATATT